TACGTTATTCGTAGAGACGGAACGTTAGAGATAGGTAGAGATGAAGCTATGGTAGGCTCGCATGCTAGAGCAGTTAATGGCACATCTATAGGCGTATGTTTAATTGGTGGATCAGATAGTAATGGTAAATGGGAAGAGAACTTTGCACCTATACAATTTGAAACATTGAAAAGTATCATATTAAAATTAAAAGATAAATATGATATAGAAAAAATAATAGGTCACTATCAAATTGATGACAGAAAAAAGTGTCCATCATTTGATGTACCAAAATGGTTGGAGAAAAATGATGTGGTTTAGTGCACTTAAATTAGGATTAAATGCGGCAACGCATATTTATAAAAAGAAACAAGAAACAAAGATGGCTATGGCAGATGCACAGCATATGCATGCTTCTAAGATGGCCCGTGGGGAGAGTGAGTACCAGGGAAAATTGCTAGAGGCTCGGCAATCGGACTGGAAAGACGAATTCGTTTTGGTCGTGCTCACGCTGCCAATTTTGGTGATTGCTTGGGGGGTGTGGTCAGATGATCCACAGGCTATGGAGAAGATAAAAGTTTTCTTTGAGCAATTCCAGCAGCTCCCATCATGGTTCACAAATCTTTGGATTCTTGTTGTCGCCTCAATATATGGCATAAAAGGTACACAGATTTTTCGTAACGGAAAAAAGTAAATGTCAGAAAACAGTCTCGAACTGATAAACGAATATAAAGACCAGATTCGTATACTTCGTCAAGAAGTAGCCGAGTTACAGGATGCTGGTAAAAGCAAAGACGCAGCTAATAAAAGATGTTTACAAAAACTAGAACATGTAACACAAGATTTAGAAGCAGCAACTAATAAAATAAAAAAACTGGAGGAAGACCATGATCAAAAAAATAAAACAGATGATTAAAAAAGTCTGGAACAAATACATTGAATGGCTTTTTAAAGACACAAGTAAATAATGGAAAATATTTGTAATAAATGTCACCACCCATGTCACTGCGGAGAAGATAATGATCTTCATGCAGATGAGTATGGTGTATGTACTTGTGAAGGTTGCGAATGCACAACAAATAATAAAGAAGAAGATACTTAAACCTTATGAAAACCCTTATACTTACAGTACTAATTACTATATACTCAGCATTTGCTTTTGCAGATACTACACAAAATAATACATCGGGATCAAACACATCTATCACTGGTGGATATACTAGTTCAGCTACAAATACATACCAAAGCGGTAGTTCTAATAATACTACAACTACAAATAATTCTACTTCAAATATGAAATCTGCACCGCCAACAGCAGCTGCACCCAATGTTACTAACTCAGGTTCAGATGTTTGTCTTGCAGGTGCATCAGCAGGTATTCAAACTTTTGGTGTAGGTGTATCAGCAGGTAAATCATTTAGAGATAAGAACTGTGAAAGAATTAAATTATCTAGAGAAATGAATAGTCTAGGTATGAAAGTTGCAGCAGTTGCAATACTTTGCCAAGATGAAAGAGTCTTCTTTGCTATGGAACAAGCAGGAACACCATGTCCATTTGAAGGTAAGATTGGTAAAGAAGCTAAAGCAGCTTGGAAAAAATATGATAAGTTAAGACCAGACTATGAAACATATGTACAGAATTTAAAAATTATAGAAAAGAAAAATAAAGAAGAAGAAAAAGAAATTACAAAAGAAATGGTAACTATGGATATCCATAAAGAGTCAGAAGATAAGAAGACTAAACAAAAAATAGAATGGAATAATCCTAAATGATTTGGTTAATAGGGATAATAATAGGAGTTGGTTATGCAATATATAGCATTAATAAGTTTGCTGATTACATTAATCCTTACAACTTCCATAAAAAGTGAAGAAGTTACTACAAATAATTTACTCAATCAAAACTTTGATTCAGGATCCTGGTCTGGTACCGCTGATGGTCGCCACGGGTCTGATGTTATTGCTGCTCATAATAATGAATATATCATATCAGACGATATAAGTTTAAGAAATGATGCAGGACTAACAGAAGATCAGATAAAGTATGGATTTAGTGGAGATCATGAGTTTCAATATTGGCATTGGAATGATTATGAATCTACTGTCCAATCAACTATAACAATAACAGGACAAAGTGGTGAAACAACGACACAAATACGAACTTACAACTCTACTGGCTGTGGCTATTTTAACTGCGGTTCTTTCGACACTGGGTCTGACAGCTTTATTATATCTAGAAATACTGAAACCGACTATAGTATCTCTGTACAGTATGATTTCTCAGATACTTCAAATGCTACAGGTCATTATGGTGTCGATCTCAAAGAACCAAGCCTCACTATCACTTACGAATCTGAACCTATTTTCATAGAAGACTCTGTTGAACAGGAGATTATAGATTTGTTTGATGACTTCAAACCTGAAGACGATATTAAATTTGAAGATACAAAGTTTGAAGATAACTTTGTAGCACTACCTGAACCTAACTTTGCAATAGAAGAAGAGTTTGGTATGGAAGAACCCAAGTTTAAAGAAGAGCCATCATTTGAAGAGCCTATGGTTATGGAAATGCCAGAAGAACAAAAGCAAGAAGAACCTGAAATGGAAATTATGACGCAGCTATTTGTTGAGGAAAATGAGGATAAAGAAGATATTGACAATTCTACGGATGAGGGTATAATAGAAGTAGTAGAGGAAGAATCTAAAGAAGAAGAAAAAACAACTTCTGAAATGATGCAAGAAGGTTTTGAAGATGAACAAACAGAAAATGAACAAGCAGAATCCGATAGCGAAACTACTCAAACTACCGATGCTACGAAAGAGAGTAATACTAAGCAAGAAAAAATTCAATCGAGAAAAACTAAAACAGCAAATGCTAAGCCACAGTCAGAGTCTTTAAAGTTACAAGAAGTTATGGATAAGATAGACGAAAAAGTAAAAGACATTGGTAAAAACTTAGAATTTAAAAACTTAATAAAGATTAAAGCTATGTCGAATAACGATATTATATTAGATACTTATAATGTACCTTTTTATAAACCAAAAGATATTTACCTAGACCAGGTAAATATTGCAGATAATAGAGATATATATTCTAATATAAATTTAAATGGGTATGTAGCCAATGACCCTATAGCTACTAAGGTAAATAAAATAAATGAATTACAAAATGAAAGGCAGCAATTGTTAATACAATTAGAGGTACTCAAAAATGAACTTTAAATTTGATTTATTAAAAGTAATAAAACAAAAAAAATATAAAGACTCAGCACTAGCACAGCTAAGGCAGAGAAGTAAGACTTCTATAGCCAGACCAAAGGCAACAAAAAATATAACTTCAAAAGATCCAAGGATGCAGGGGATATAATATGGATAAAATAAAAAATCAATTAGCAGGTGTAGCAGCTTTATTAGGTGTCATTGCCGCAATCGGTGGTGGCTTTGTAAAGTATGGTGAAATTACAACTAAGTTAGATGCATTAGAAGGTGCAGGTGGTACAGATTGGTCTGCACAGATAGCTGTATTAGAAGAAAAAGTTAGTGCATTAGAAAATAAAGATACATCACATAGTCATGAGGTAACAGAACATACACATGATAATGAACATAGTCATACAAAAATTTTAGTAAACGAAAAAACAATTCAGATATTGCAAAATCAAATAGAAGAATTAAAAGTTAAATCTTCTAACCCGCTAGCAAATTAGTGTACCTTAATGCTAACATACCTATCATAGAGTGCTATGTTAGAGGTAATTATTTAAGAGATCAAAAAGATTCCTTTGATAAATACTTTGGGTGTGCTATATTTGGTTTTAGTTCTATACCAAATCAAGTACCACTATTTCATTTTATGATGGAAGATGGTGGGCTATGGTGGAGAGCACCTATATCTGCATTCTGTAAAGAACCTAATATAAAAGAGTTACCACTTAATGAGCTAGTTATGTGGGATAGTTTTAGTTATAATGTAAGTGTTACTACGTTTTATGAATTATCAGGTAATAAAATGCAGTATATATCTAGACGTAAAGTAAAAAGAGTAGGCACCTATTTATTTACTATAGATTGGGGGCCAGGAGATTATAACGAATTAAATTTTGGTTATGCAGAAAAACCAGACCAACACAAATGTGGCCATGTATTAGAATTAGATGATGGTAATTATGCAATACAACCTAACAATAGATTAAGAGTATTTGATGCATCTATGGGTACAGATTTAGATAAGAAACCTCTTATCAATAGATTAGTTAATACTAGAAGATGGTCAGTTGAGACTAGTTCTAAATGGATAACTGATGAGCATGAGGAAGGTAGCTACGATTATCATTTTAAGGAGTTAAAAGATGAGTAATAAAAGTACAGTAAATAAAGCAGGTAATTATACTAAACCTGGATTAAGAAAAACTATATTTAATAGAATAAAATCACAGGCATCACATGGTACAGGTGCAGGCCAATGGTCTGCTAGAAAAGCACAAGCATTAGCTAAAGCATATAAAAAAGCAGGCGGTGGATATAAATCATAATGCCATTTCTAAGTAAAAGTAAATTTTTAACTGAAAGTAAAACTATTACAAGTACATCTTCAGATGCAAGTGCAGATTTAATTTATACTTGTCCTAATAATTATAGTGCTATTGTTAAATTTTTACATTTAAGTAGTGGTGTAGCCAATAATAAAAAAGCATATATACAATTCTATCATGCTGATGATAGTACATATCATCATATTGTAAATGGACTTGCTATGGGTGCAAATACAGCTACAGACTTAGTTAGTGGGAGCCAGTTGTATTTACATCAAGGTGACAAACTATTAGGTTATATAGAAACGACAATGAATTTGGATGTAACTGTTTCTTTAGAGGAATACTACGATCCATTAAGAGGATAAAGGAGAATATATAATGGTAGCAATAAAAGGAAAACAATACAAGTTAGACTTTAACAAAAATAAAAAGCTAGACAAACAGGACTTTAAAATATTAGCAAAAATAAAAAAGAAAAATAAAAATGGCATTAACAAAAAGTCAAAGATCACTTAAGGCTTGGGGCAAACAGAAATGGACAACCAAGTCTGGTAAAAAATCATCTGTAACAGGTGAAAGATACTTACCAGAGAAAGCAATAAAATCATTATCTTCTTCTGAATATGCAGCTACAACTGCTGCAAAAAAAGCGGGTAAAGCTAAAGGTAAACAGTTTGTTAAACAACCTAAAAATATTGCAAAGAAAGTAAAACAGTATAGGAGTTTTGCATAATGGCAGGAGCAGTTAAAACAAAAGCATGGACTAGAAAAGAAGGTCAGAACCCTAAGGGTGGCCTTAATCAAAAAGGTCGTGATTCTTATAACCGTGAGACTGGTGGTAATTTAAAAGCACCAAGTAAAAAGGTAGGTAATAAAAGGCGTGCCTCTTTTTGTGCTCGTATGAAAGGGATGAAGAAGAAACTTACTTCTAAGAAAACTGCTAATGATCCTAACTCTAGAATCAATAAAGCATTGAGAGCCTGGAACTGTTAATAAAAAAAGGGGAGCCATAAAGACTCCCCCGTAGCAAGGCAACACGACTAATTTGGAACCTAAGTTATCTTGGGTTCCTTTTTTTTTGGGCCTTACGATAAAGTGACGGATCACCCCATCGCTTAGTCCAAAACCAGTTACTTAATTTACTAGCATAACTTTCTAACTTATCCATGATACAGTTATGCCAGAAGTAATATCTAAATTTTTTGTATAATCTGTTTAACATCTTCTTGTAGTTTTTTACACACAGAGTTTGCATGATTAATTATTGAGGCACAAAGACTTGCATGAAATGGATGAGTCTTTAACGCTTCTCTAATCTTAGTAACAGGCTTCCCACCATAGTCTATGACTACCATATTGTTTTTATTTAAACCAATCTTAAGTTCAAATAATATTCCTGTATGTTTTAGTATCTCATCTTCTTTATTTTCTGTCATTGCTTTCTCCTTGTTTCACAAACTCTGCACTAATTCTAGGATCTAACGGACTTAACGAAGATAGTTTGCTCATGATATTTACTACTTCTCCATATGGTCTAGTCATTAAATATCTCATAATATCCATTAGTTGTTCTGATGTTATTAGATATGTTTTCCCATTAACTTCTTGTTGTTTTTTTTCTTTACTCATTGTTCCCCTCTTATTTATCAGTAAAATATTTATTAAGGGTTTGTATACTTTCTTCTGCTGAAGAAATTTTATTTATTAGTTTATCCAACTCATCAATGAACTGTGGATGCTCACCAATACCAACAGCTGAATTAAGATAAACAAGTGCACTAGCATACGCATCTGCTATTTGTGCCTCGTATTTTTTTCTTAATGCATCTAACATCAGTAACTTTGTATCCATTAGTATCCTCTATATTCATAGTAAGTTTTTTCTATATATTCTTCATCTAGTAAGTAAGGATTACTACCATTTTTAAAATCATGTAGTTCTCTTAACTCATTAATAGTTTGAGATAATGTTTTGTTTCTCTGTAAACATCCACAAACTAAATCTACTACTTCTATAAACGCCTGCTTAACTTGTCCCATCACTGATCTCCTTTATTAATTTATCTAAATACCAACTTGCTTTTTTTAAGTCCTGCAAAGGATTACCTTTAAATTTAAACCTACCAACATACTTAATAATATTACCTTTAAGATATCCACTAAACTCATCAGCAGTCATATAATCTTTTATGACTTCAATAGTTTCTCTATTACCTTGCTTGTAATGGTTAGGGTGATTTACAGGATCATCATGTTCGATAATATAATTATCTTCTGACTCAAGAATATATTTATTTCCATTATAAATAATTTCTTTTTTAACGTCTGCCATATTCTCTCCTAATAGTTTTAATATCAGTAGTCTCTATATTATAATTACCATCTTTAACTTCTCTTTTAATTACTAATCCACTCCACCACAGATGCTGAGTGTCTCTAGCAAAATGTTCTGGGTGACTTAAATAACATCCTGCAGATAGCCCATGAATCTTTTTACCATTAGGTAAAGTAGATATAGCATAATCTAATAAGTGACTATGGCCTACTGTAGCAGAAACTTTGTGTTTTGTCAAGAGAGTTCTACCAATATTTTCACCAGATATAGCTGACCCCATAATACCAGATGGGAAGTGATGTGCATAATAAATACCATCAACAACTTTAAACTGTTTATAAGGTATCTCTTGCCAACCATATTTCTTAAATTGTAAATCAGATATTTTCATAGTACCATCTAACTCTGGATTTTCTTCTACAAATCTATCTATTCTATCCTCATGATTACCATGTAACATTATCTTTTTAGGTTTATGTTTTCCCAAACCTTTGTTAAACAAATGCAATGCTTCATGCGAATGCTCCATATCTTTCTGGTATCTTCTACCTTCAAAAGATTTCTTTCCTCTGTCATATGTAGACAAAGAATCCATACTACAAAAGTCACCCATGCATATTACATGTGTCGCTTTTATATCTGCGGCTAGTCTACCTGCCCACAGAAATCTATCATTGCTTGCTTTGGGTGTGCAATGTGGATCACCCATTACTAAATGTGTTGCCATTAGTTTAACTCCTTTTCACGTTTGGCTTTTAACCATTCTATAAAATCAATAACATTATCTTCTTCGTCAAACTCTGCTACTGCATTCATGCTTAGGTTAGGTTTTTCAGGGTTTTTTTTATCTGCAGCAAATCCCTTTAATCCATAAACAAAAACAGATTGTGGATCTTGGGTTGCCATTTTTATCATGCCTCTAGCTATAGTAGAACATAATTCATATTGCTCAGTTGTCATTTGAGATTTACTATCCATAGTAATACCACATGTAAATCCTTTCTCCCATGGGGAGATAAGAACTTTTATGCAGTTCTTAAACGTATCTTGTTTCTTAGTCATACCAATACCTTTTTACGTTATCGTCATTATACTCTAATACTTTATGCTCGAATCCTCTCTTCATACTTTTCTTGGCAAAGTACTCTGCTT